GCACACTTTAGTGGGGTTCGTCGCGCCCGCTTTGTAGAATGGCGCGACCATCTCCAAGATAGGATTTCGGCCACTGGCCACTGCTGTTGCAATTGGCAATCGACTGCTAGTGCCAGATGCCATCGCGTCCGCAATTTTTTCTAACGTTTCGGCCAATGGCGAAAGCGCGTCAACCTTTCCCTTGATCTCCTCAATGACTGGCGAGACATCGTCTTTGATGACATCGTGAACCATGTCTCTGACTTGATCTGGATCGATGGACCCACCACCCAGTAGATCACGAATGGCTTTCAGCTTTTTGGCCTCCTCATTCATGTCAGTGCCATCGAAATCCACATTCTGATTGGTTGCACTGGTGGCCGTGCCCAGTGCGCGATCAACTGCATCCTGACCGATGAGTGAAGCAGCGGTGCCCGCACCACTGATGCGGTCCACCCACTGAATGAGTGTGGGTTGTGGCACACTAGCTAGCTGGGTTCCACTGTAGCCAATCTGCTCTTGGCCATTGTTTTGGCGTAGGTGGAGTTTGAGTTTGTCATTATTATTTAGCTTTTTCATATTACGTTTGGTTTTTATTTGGTTATTGCGATACTCTGGCCCGAATGGCTGGCAATCGACTTTTCATGCCTTATGAGTCCAACAGGGGAATCCCCTGATTTTCCAATGAGGTGTCCGATCATGGCTGGCCCGCATGGCGCTCATCTCGGCGGTGGTTCGCTAGAGTGGCTCGCTTGGGCTGCTTACGTAGTCTCATGTGGTCGTCTCGACTCTCACCCAGATGGATGGTCAAAGCGGAGTTAGCCAGCACGGTGGCGACTGGTCCACATTCTGCATTGGCTAGCTAGCCACATCAGCGCCTTTCTCCGTGTCGAAAGATCGCAGCAGTGGTCTAGCATCGCAGCCAGAAGCAGTGTGGTGGGCACCCTATCAGTGCCCTCTGGTCTCACCCTTTCGGGCGACCCAAATCAAAGAACAGACTGCATTCTACTACATTGCACCGTGGCTACAAGCACAAAGTTACTTATATGCAGTTGTCCATAGTATTGATATTCAACGACTTACGTAATTCAATGAATAAAATTCACTCAATCTGACACCCTAAATGCACTGCTTGAATGCATTTCCCTAGCCTGCAATATCCACATACCCATGTAGCTAGCCTAGCTAGGTAATGTCCATAGTATCTGGGTATCAACGACTTATGCATTTGCTCATCTTGGCGTAGCTAGCAGCTAGCTAGCCTGATCAGGGCACGGTGGGCCTCAACTGGGCCATGGGGGGAGGGGGTTCGCCAAATTTTTTCGCATTTCTCTTATACATATATAAGGGACCCCTTAAAAAAATTGCCAACTCATAGGGCTTTAGTATTGACAAGCATCCCAAAAATCCTCAGAAGGAAGCAATGAGCGAGCACCCAAAGAAATCCGACTACAGCCCAAAGCTAGTAAGAATGAAATATGCCCTTAGGTGCTATATTTATTCTATTACTTATTCTATTACTTGTATAGGTGTTGCAAAATTGAAATGGGTTATTGCAAAATTGCAATGGGTTATTGCAAAATTGAAACAGGGTTTTTGATATGCAGGAGGAGAAGGACGAGCTAATGAGGGACATCTCCAGTGCTATTGTAGAGATACAGCGCACCAAGGAAACCCAGAGGACGAAGAGCCTAAGTAGGCACAATCCAGACAAGGTCGCCAAGATCCTCTACCTGCATTCCTTGGGCTGCTCTCAGACGAACATGATCCGTAGGCACGGTTTATCCCGAAGCACTATCGTTGGGGTTCTGGCGGATTATGCGGACTACACAAATGGCTTCAGGGAGTTGGGAGGCCAGCTAGCAGCTAGGAGCTACTTAAACCTAGAGTCCCTAGAGGAGGATGTGATTGAGGGGCTAAGGGAAAAATTAGAGCAGGGATACGTCCCAGATTTCAGAGACCTAAAAGAAATCTCCATTGCTAAGTCCAACTCCCAGAGGCAAGCCATGATAGCCAAAGGAGAGGCCACACAGCACATCAAAGTGGAGAACAGGGTTGCTACCATTGACGACGTTCAAAACGCCGCTCAGGAGGCTCTCAGGCACATTAAACAAGCTGAGGTGATCGAAGATGAGTCGTAGCTGGCTAGTCAAAAAGGTTCAATGGTGGAAGCACCTAAAGTGGTGCAAGCGAGTGCAGCATAGGCTTGAGCGCAAGAAAGTAAAAAAGGATTTAAGAAATGAGTCTTAGTTTCACCAGTCACCCAATTCTGGTATCCCCTACCCCAGAACAAATAGTTGCCCTATCCAAGACGAAGGATGGGGCAGAAGCCCTAATTGAGTGGCACAGGAAGCACGAGGAGGCCGTAATCGCATCCAAGGAAGATCCACTTAGGCACGGCTTTGACCTAGCTGGCTGGGCTAGGATAAGAGAGGGGCTGAAGAGCAATAACGAAGTATTGGCGCTCGGAGGAAATCGATCTGGCAAGACAACTGGGTGCGCCAAACTCGTCATGGAGGCCGTCACCTCAAATACAGATGGACACGTTGTTTGTTTCTCCCAGAACGCAGATACCTCAGTTAAGGTTCAGCAGGCTGCAATTTGGGAAATGATGCCCAAGGAGTTCAAGAAGAAGACCAAGAGCATAGAGGGCTACATCAACTTCAGTATGCAGAATGGATTCACGGGATCATCCTTCATCTTCCCAGACACTAGGACTCGTGTGGATTTCAAGACATACACCCAGTTCTCCAACAACCAGACCATCCTAGAGGGCTTTGAGTTCGGTTTTAGGGGTAACCCAGAGCTAAACATAGGTAGCTGGCTTGACGAATACTTGGGGGACGCTGCCCTAGTGAACACACTTAGATTCCGCTTGGCCACCAGAAACTCCAAGATGCTTCTGGGATTTACCCCCATTGACGGATTCACGCCCTTCATAGCCGAATACCAGAAGAACGTAAGAACCCTAAGAACAAGGAAGGCCGAACTCCTGAATGACAGGGAGGTTCCCATTGTCCAATACTCCCCAAATAGGGATGCGAGCATCGTTTATCTGCATTCGGATGAGAACCCCTTTGGGGGCTACGAGCGAATAAAGAAGGATTTGGTTGGTAGGCCAGACGAGGAGATCATGGTTCGCGCATACGGTATACCAGTCAAAAGCATCACCTCACTCCTACCCCTATTTTCCACTGAGGTTCAGGTATTGGGGGACACCGAGAACTCCAATGGAATGTTTTTCCCAGATGTAACTGGGGATAACTTTACGCACTACCAAGTTGTTGACCCCGCTGGAAACCGAAACTTCTGCTCGATTTGGGCAGCGGTAAATGACTTGGGTCACGTATACATAACTAGGGAGTGGCCAGACAGGGAGTCCCACGGGGAGTGGGCATTGTTCGGAGAGAAGTGGAGGTATGGTCCAGCAGCAAAGAAGATGGGTTATGACATACAGGGATACTGCGCCCTATTCGATGAAATAGAGGAGGAGATGGGGATAGAGGTATTTGAGCGCATAGGGGACTCAAGATACTTTGCTAGGGAGAATGAAAACAATTTGGACCTCTTTGCCGCCTTCTCCGAATACGGATATGACTTCGTCCCCTCGGATGGCAGGAAGGAATCCATTGGGATACAAGCACTGGACGAGTGGTTTTCATATGATCCAAACTACGAACTTGACGAGGCGAATCACCCCAAGTGCTTTATACACGAATCCTGTGGGAATCTAATAGACAGTTTAATTAATTACAACGCTCAGGGAAAATCGGACGAAGCACTCAAGGATTTCTTTGACTTAATGAGATACTTAAGGCTAGCTAATGCTGGGGATGGACCAATTCACTACACCAAGGAGGACTTAAATCAAACACGGGGAACAGGAGGATACTAATGAAACAATCGGATTTAGCAAAAAAACACGGGATTACACCCCAGAGGGTGGGTCAGTTGCGCAAAAAGCATTGTAATTCCAATGATTTCTGCGAGAAAACAAGGACTCTTACAGAGGAGGGCGTAAATAAAATAGAGAAGCAATTGAAAATCATGGATGATAAAATCCTAGAACCCAAGTTTGTTAAAGTTCAGGCAATTTCAAGAACGCCCAATATGCTGTTTTGGTATTGTAAGTTACTTGAGAAGCCCACACGAAAGGTAAAGGTAGCTGTCCCCCTGAATTATCTATCTGAAATTCGCCCACAACTTGTATTTAAAGCTCAGGAGATTGAGAAATGCAATGAAAAGTTCTACAGGCATGAAGTCATTTACAAGCGAGAGTTCCTTAGAGAGCAAAGAGCTAAAGCGATTCACTAGTCGGCACTCCAATGCATTTACGGATTGGGAGATTCTTCATCGGATTGAAAACGACATATGGGAAGAGATTCCATTGGACATATTCTTGGACTTAATCGCCAGAGATATGCAGTGGTATAACACTTTCTTGAATAATATAAAAGTTCGATTAACTAAATAATAAACTTGTGATATAATTTACCACACATGGAAGACAAAGAGCTAGAAGCCTACTACGTTACCTCTAAGCCAGACATTAACGAACTCAAACGAGATTACGATAGCGATGTCGTTGAACTCGCCTCGTATGTGTCCCAGTGCCAAGATAGTTACAGCAACCGCAATGCAGAGTGGCTTGGTAAGAATAGCCAGCTCACCAAAAGCGGGGACAATGCTTTCCCTTGGGATGGTGCCTCGGACACCGAAGTTCGATTAATTGAGCAATGCATTTCGACCTACGTGGGCTTAATGATGAACGCCTTGGGCAAGAGTAACATTCGTGCATATCCAACAGAATCCTCTGATATTAAGAAAGCTGGGGTTATATCCTCATTTTTAAAGTATATGCAGAAGTCCTACATCCGAGACTTCCGCTCGGAGTGCGAAACCGCAGCCAACAATTTGCTGGAGAAGGGAATTGCCATTACCTATGTGGATTGGGAAATGAAGTCCAGATCCCACGACGAGGAATTCAACTTGGATTTAATTCAGAGAGCGGCACCAGAGCTATATGACCTATTGGCCGATGAGAGCCGCGATGATGAAACAATTGCCATGATGACGGATATGTTTGATTACATTGACGTTCCAAAGGCAAAGAGGGCGCTAAATGAACTCAGGGACTTCGGGGTAGCTAAGATCCCCGTGGCCAAGAAGGATATATCACGACCCTTCGTGGAGACAAAGTTCTCTGATATTGATATTGTTATTCCAGCGTATGTCACTGATATACAGCGTTCACCACGTGTTCACATGAGAGCCTTTCTGACCCCTCAGGAGGTCGAGAACTGCGTAGAAACAAAGGGCTGGGACAAGGAAATTGCAGAGGAACTGATCGAACACTACCGTGGATTCGACTACTCTGGAATGAATCAAACTACATATAGCTCACTGCGCTCCTCTCAGGCCCGAGGGGGTTCTACATATGGGATGAACGGAATGGTAAATTCCAAGGATCTAATCGAGGTTATCTATACATATCGCCGCCTAATCGACGAGAAGAGCAACTCAGAGGGAATTTATCTCACTGTTTGGAACCCGCGACTAACTAAGGGTTACCTTAGCAACGAATTAATGTCTGGATACGATGAGTATCCCTTTGTGTTAACTCGACTGAGCAATGCTGGTAAACGAATTTATGATGTAAATACATTTGGGGATTTGCTTCGCGGACCTCAAAAGCAAATGAAAACATTGCGCGATGGCTGGAGTGACCAGATGGCACTCGCTGTTGCCCCACCACTTCTTCACCCCGTGGGTCGCCCGCCAGCTCAAATGGGTGCTGGTGCTTGGATTGGCGTTCGCTCAAACGAGAAGTATGAGTACATGAACGTGCCAAATACTTCTAGTATAGCTAGCCAGCTAGAAAAATACGTCCAAAAGGAGGCGATGGATCTAGTTGGACTCAACGAGGACAGTCAGCTAAGTTTGCAGCGTCAGCAGTTTTTTATTGACAAGTTTCTTACACACTGCTCAAATGTTCTTAAATTAGCATACAAGTCATACTTAGTATTTGGTCCAGATGAAAAGTTCTTCCGAGTGACTGGATACCCAGATGAATTAGTTATTTACAAATCCCCAGAGGACGAAGCAATCGATGTATGTATTTCATTCGACGTACAAAATCAAGACCCAGAGATGATGAAGGCAAAAATCTCTAGCATCCTAGAGCTAGCTAGAAACTCTCCTAGCAATACATTCAATCTACAGGCAGCAGAGCAACTTGCTGCTAATGCAATTGATCCAAGTATCGCTGATGTTATTATCCAGCCCGAGGGCAAGGGTCAGGAAGAAATGGTTAAGGATGTAACGGATGATCTTACTAAGATCTTTGCTGGTATACCCGTGGGTGCTAGACCCAATGGTGGCCAGATTGCTATGCAAATTATTCAGCAATATACTTCACAGCAATCCATTGCAGCTCGTATGCAGCAGGATCCAGAGTTCAGCGCCAATATTCAGAACTACGCAGCGCAGTACCAACAGCAAGCAGTCCAGCAGCAGAACGCTGAGATTGGGCGACTGGGAGCAGCTCCCGCACAAATGGGTTCTGTTAGAACTCAAGAAATAGAGGAATCCTAATGGCCATCAAGCAAACTGATAATCTAGGGGACGCTGTTGCATTCCTGTCCAAGTATGAGCAATATGAATATATCCTTAAATTCATAAAGCAATGCAGGGAGTCCAAATTTGAACTCCTAGAAAAAGGTCTAGATGCCAGCGAGCGAGCGGATGCTAAGATAATCGGTGGCATGGTGGAGGATGATTATCTACTAAAAGTATTGTCACCCAGAGAACAACAATAAAATACAAATCAAATAAGTCGTCATGTCTAAAGGAAAAATTCTAAAAGAAATCGTAAAAGCTGGAGTAGGGGTAATCAAGAAAGCCAATACTCCCAAAAGTGGAGTTCAATCCGCTCTTGAAAAAGCTAAAGTAGTCCCCGCAAACCTAGGTAGAATTACTAAATCAAAAGCAACCGCAGCAACAAGGGGGGTTGAATCCGCTTTTGAAAAAGCTAAGGTAGCCCCCAAAAGCCTAGGTACGATTACTAAATCAAAAGCAGCAGCAGCAACCAAGGGAGTTGAATCCGCTGGCGCTGTTAAGAAGATAGCTAAAACAACGGCCAAGGATATTGCGGTCCTAGCTGGAACCGCGGGCGCTGTTGGTGCGGGTATTTCATACAATATGAATAATGCTAAAAAAGATAATTCATATTTTAAAAAAGCTACGCTGCCCGCCCCAATGAAGGGCGCAGATACAGCACAAAAGAAGAGCAAAGATCAAGCACCATCTGGAAAAGGAAGCTCATTGACAAATTCCAAGCCCCTCGTCTCCAAGTCCAAACCCAGAGCGCAAAGCTTCAAGCCAGAAAATAAGTTGGGTCGAGCAAAATTGACTGGTGGGATGGGGAATAAAGAAACTGGTTACAAAAAGTCCAGCAGCACAAGTCGAACTGGAATGAAAGAGACCAGAGGTCGTTTTAAAAAATAAATAAGGAGAAATTATTATGTCTAAAGGAAAAGTAGTAAAAGAAGTCTTAAAGGCTGGTGCAAATGCAATCAAGAAAGCCTCAAATAAGGCAGGAACCAAAACTCCCGTCAAAAAGGCAGCTAAAAAAGCAGTCAAGAAGGTAGCTAGAAATCCTGTAAAGAAGGTAGCTAGCAATCCTGTTAAGAAGGTAGCTAGCAATCCCGTTAAAAAGGTAGCTAGAAAGCAAACCGCAAGGTCAGTTGCTAATCGCCCGATACAGGGACCCCAAACAGCAGCCGAATCCGTCGCTGGTCGCCCAATGCAGGGACCAGCAAACTACTCTGGTCGTTATTGGAAAGACAAGGCAAAGGCGGAGGAAGCTTTAAAGAAAGCCCAAGAGAAATTTATGAATTCGGCTGGGGTTGGCCCAATGGACGCAAAAAGGGCGGGCGCAAGTGAAGCCAGAAAAAAGGTGAAGGAATCCATCAGCAAAATAAACAAAAGCAGAAAAAGGGTTGGCAGAACTATTAAAAGCGTTAAGAAGAGGGCAAAGGCTGTAGCCAAGCACCAACTCACAACGGCTGGCGTGTCGGGTTACGTTGGGGCAAAGTTAGCTGGTGGCGGAAAGAACAATAATGCCACTCAAGAAACATCCAATGCTCCCGCTCGTCAAAAGACAAATGGCAGTTACTTTACTCAAGCCGAACTGGAAGCTGCTCGTAAGCGACTGGAGGCTCGTAAAAAATAAATAGCAATGTGCTATAATACTTTCATCGCCGTACTGCGGGCGTAAAAATGCAGACAGTATTATGGATCAAACCGCAAATGAGGGTAACGATACAGCCCTAATAGAAGAGGTATCGACAGTCGAACAAGCCAAACCGCAAACGCTGGAAGAAATTCGGAAAGCGCGAGTGGAAAAGCTAACTCCAAAGCTAGAAGTAGTAGAAGAGCCAAAGAGCATTGAAGAAAACATCGAGGAAACTGATGTAGCCGATGCGACCGAGGAAACCGAAGAAATCGAGGAAACCGAGGATGGTGAAAATACTAAAGAGGTAGAGGGGGGCGAAGGCGTTCTTTCACAGATTGATTGGGATGAGTTGGATGATGACTCCCGTTCGGAAATCGCTATACAGGCCATGGAGCTATTGCCACCAGAAAAACTTGGTGAGCTAGCTAAGAAAATGGGCAGTGGTAGTGGTAAGCGAATTGGTGAATTAACTTCTCAGATCAAGGAACTTAAAAGCGAATTAGAGAGTAAAAATGCTGCTCTTTCGAGCAGCTTGGATACCATTGTTGTCCCATCCAATTCACTAGCTTCAGTTACTACGGAAGAAGAGCTAGAAAAAATTGAAGCGGAAACAAAGAGAAATATCCGATTTTACCAAAACTGGTTAGCTGGAGACGAAGATGTATTTGAACACGGGGGGACTGAATACAGTCGCTCTGATGTTGTTCAGTATATCTCTAGTCTACAGGATAGATACGACGACCTGCCAAAGCAGCGAAAGTATCTTAAACGACTGGAGGTCGCTAATAATGAAGCCAAGGAGCTGGACTCCAAGGCCAAGGAAGAGTTCCCTTGGTTGGGGGATGATGAGTCGGAAACCAATGTAGAATATAAAAAGATGATTGGTTCTGAGGACATGGCTGTTCTTGCCAAGGTTGCACCAGCATTGGCCGCTAAACTGAAGTATCAGTTGGCCCACGCAGCAACAAACATGGTAAAGCCCAAGGTTACTCAAAATAAAAAGATCATTATTCCTCGCAAGTTACCCAAGAATGCAGTAAGTGGCAGCACAGCTAGCAATTCTCGGCAGACTTTGGAGTCCAATCAAATCAAGAAATTGAAGGAAGCGGCTAAAAAAGGAAATCTTATTGCGGCACGGCAACTTAGACAGTTGCAAATTAACTCTCGTTACAAATAAATCAATAAATTAAGGAATAAATATTATGGCATTTGATGCTTCATACAATAGCACCCCTCCTACTGGTTCTGGAGTGGGTAATCGCGAGCAGTTGTTAGATCTAACTACTGTTCTTGCTCCTCGCCAAGCTCCCGTATACGGAATGCTTCCAAAACAAGCAGCTACTGCTGACCTCGTCGAATGGACGCAGGATGGTCTTCGTGCTGCAAATGCAGATAATGCAGTTGTTGAAGGCGCAGACGTTGGCGCTTCTGGCGGAGATACGCTTAAGTCACAATTCAGTGGCCTTACTCGACTGAACAACCGCCTCCAGCACTTCCGCGATACATTCAATGTTTCCAAGAAGCAGGAGATCTTTGATTCAGTTACTCCAGTTCGCATCCAAGAAGCCGAAGAAAAAGCTGCTTCTCAAGTCCTCCGTGACATTGAGAGTGCTATCTGCTCGGACAATGGTGCTGTAACTGGCGGTGCTTCCACTGCTGGCAAGCTTCGCGGACTGGGCGTTTGGCTCGATCCCACTCTTGAAGCAGATGATGGCAGCCAGTCCACGGACGATGTATTGGAAGTTCCAGATGCGTTCAAGACTCAAACTGGTGCTGTCCTCTCCGATAGCGCAGAAGAACTCACCGAAGCACGTTTCAACGGAATGCTCACTGCTATCTTTGAGCAAACTGGTGAACAATCGGATCACGTTCTTGTTGCTGGCACAACTGTCCGCAACGCTATCATCGATGGCTTCACTCGCCTTCAAACCAGTGGTTCGGCTACTCATCCTCATGGCAACAGCACTACCTTCAATCAGGGTGATGGCACAGAGGTTAGCTACAATGTTGAATTCTTCCGCGGCCCATATGGTGTCGTGAAGGTCATCTCTGCTAACCCAAAGTGCATTCCTAACCAGAAGCGCGCATACCTCCTCGATCCCTCCCTCCTCGGATGGGCAGAGGCAATGAGCATGGGTTCCACGATGCTTGAAGACCAAGGTGGTGGCCCTCGTGGTTACATCGACGCAATGGGAACTTTGATCTGCCGTGGCTCTAACGGTCTTGGCAAGATCACTGACTTCGCAGTCTAGTC